CATAAACTTGACCTGCAACAACTGCAACTGTTGCGATACCCCAGAATAAGTAATAACTTGAAGATTTCATTTGTGCTTTTCTTTTTGTAAATGTTGATTTAGTCATAATTAAATAATCAATTTTTTAGTAGGTTTTGATATCTTACTAAACATTGTATTATATTGTTCAATAATTTCATCTTGAGGATCTGCAATGTATACAATGTAAGACATTACAATTTCAAGTTTATCCTTTTTAACTAAAGGAGACCAAGGTGCAAATGCAATTTGCCCTTGTTGATTTGAAGGAACAGCAACGATTGGATCAGTGATCACTAATACATCAGCAGTTTCTTTAACTATGTCGGCGATTACATCTTCACCAGACCACATACGAATTAATTTTACAGTCATTTGAATTCACACTCCACCATGATTTCTGTTAACGCCGCCAAAAGATTAATCTCTTGATCTGCGACGAACGCAATCTGGTATTGATATTTTGCGATAATAAGGACAGCAGCAGGTATGCTGCTATGCTCCAAGGAATCATATAAGCTATCGTAAATACGACGCAATAAAACAGAAGTGTCGTTATCCATGTTGGTAACAACCCACTTCCGAACCTCGGAGAAGTTTTTTTGTTTGAGATTTTTAATGAGATCATTTACAGCAACGTCTGAGAATGCAGCAAGTATGCCACTATCTATTTTACCACTAACTGCATATCTTTGACACTCATTAAGAACTCTTCTCCAATCTGGAAAATGTTTGTTAATAAGTTCTGCAAGAACTTTTTTATCTGCATCTACTTTTTCTTCTTCTAGGATAGAATTTAATCTTGTGAAGAATTGTGATGCTATTGTTGGTTTGTCTTTTTTATTAACTGAGAAATCAACAACAGAACACCTACTATGTAAAGGGTCGATAATTTTGTTTTTGTAATTACAGGTAAAGATAAACCTGCAGTTTCTGGAGAACTCCTCAATAGACGCTCTAAGGAGGAGTTGTACGTCGGAAGTGGTATTGTCTGCTTCGTCAATGATGATGACTTTATGTTTCGAGTCACTTGTAAGAGAGACTGTAGATGCGAAGTTCTTCGCACTGTTCCGAACCGTGTCAAGAAAACGTCCTTCATCCGATCCATTAATGACATAATAATCTGCTTTTAGTTGATAACATAATGCTTTTGCTACTGTGGTCTTACCAATGCCTGGTGGACCTGACAATAACATATTTGGTATCTCACCTCTTCCAACAAAATCTTGAAAGGTTTTTTTAATACCTTTTGGTAAGATACATTCATCAATTGTAGTGGGTCTGTATTTTTCAACCCATATAAAATCACTCATTAATTAAATCCTTTGGATTTAGATTTTGGTTTGTCGATTGTCTCAATAATAGTTCCTTGGAAAAATGGTGAACGACAATTGTTCCACCAATATTCTTGAACTTCCTGCCACGATTCTACCACAAAAGATTTAGTATTGCAAACTATCTTATAGTGATGACGGTCATAAGGTTTATTACTTGTCTGTTCAAAGAATTGTGGATCATTCTTTGCAATTAATTTAGTCATCGTGATCATCCCAAGGATCAGTTAAATTACCATTAGCAAAGAATCCTCTATAGACTCCATACCCTGCTAAC